GAAAAATCTTTGTCCCCGATCCCGGATACACAATCTTCGACACCGACCTCTCCAAAGCCGACCTCCGAATCGTAACGTGGGAAGCTGACGAGCCCGAGATGAAAGCAATGCTGAAAGAAGGCCGCGATCCGTATGTTGAAATCGCTCGTGAATTCTATAAAGACCCGACTATCAGCAAGAATAGGCCCGATGGTTCCGAGAATCCAAAGTACAAGACCTTTAAGTCATTTGCTCATGGCACTCATTATCTTGGGACTCCTCATGGGCTATCCGCTCGTCTTGGCCTTACTGTACATGAGGCAGACAAGACTCAGCGTTGGTACTTGCAGCGAAACAAAAGAATCGCCGAATGGCAAAGGGAGTTCTGCGCCGCCCTCCGGAGCCGTAGATACGTCCAAAACATCTTCGGATATCGTCGATACTATTTCGACAGAATAGAAGACGCGACCTGCCGCGAAGCCATCGCATGGCTGCCCCAGTCAACCGTTGCGCTCTACATCAACCGGATTTGGATGAACATTCACCAGCGTTATCGGGAGACTCAAATCCTCTTACAAGTCCACGACTCGCTCGTCGGGCAGTTCCCAACCTGGAAGAAGGCCGAGTCGCTCAAGCAGCTTCATGAGGCCGCGCAGATTGTGCTGCCGTATGCAGACCCACTGATCATTCCGGTCGGGGTCAAGACGTCGGAGGTCTCATGGGGCGAGTGCTGAAGGCTTGGCTCCCTGCCTTCATGGATTACACCTCGGGGACAGAGGCACCCCGGCTCATGCACTTCTGGTGTGGGGTGTCCGCCATTGCGGGGGCGCTGCGCCGGAAGGTCTGGATCGACATGAAGAGGTTCAAATGGACACCTACCTTCTACATTGTATTCGTTGCGCCGCCTGGTATTATCTCGAAGACTACTACGATGGACTTGGGCATGGACTTACTGAAGCAGGTGCCTGGCATAAAGTTTGGACCCGACGTTGTAACGTGGCAGGCTCTAGTGGGGAAGTTTGCGGAGGCGCAAGAGTCCTTTCAATATGGCGAAGAGTGGATGCCAATGAGTCCCCTGACGCTCGCATCTGGCGAATTCGGGAACTTAATCAACCCGTCCGACAAGGACATGATCAACTTCTACATCACCATGTGGGATGGCCGCTCCACCTTTGAGAAGGTCACCAAGATGTCGGGGAATGACATGATCGAGGCGCCCTGGATCAATATGATCGGGTGCACGACGCCCCACTGGATTGCCGACAACATGCCTTCCGCGACGGTCGGAGGTGGCTTCACCTCCCGCTGCATCTTCGTGTATGGGGAGAAGAAAGAGAACTTCATCGCCTACCCGGACGAGCATGTCTCCGCGGACTTCGAGCAGCGGAGGGCGGACCTCATCGCCGATCTCGAACACATCGCGGTTAATCTTGTTGGGGAGTTCAGGCTGCCCGAGGAGACTCGTGCCTGGGGTCGTGAGTGGTATCAGAAAATCTGGTCGGCCGAATCGCGCAAGCAGGACTCAGATCACCTCGACGGCTACATGGCGCGGAAGCAGACCCACATGCACAAGCTCGCCATGGTGCTGAGCGTGTCCGACTCCGATGATCTCGTGATCCATCCCCGGCATCTCCAACTCGCCAACGTCATGCTGGAGGAAGCGGAGAAGGACCTCGACAAGGTGTTCTCGAGGATCGGCCGGAGCGAGGAGTCTCTTCAAGCCGAGCGCTTTATAGAGTTCATCCGTCGGCACGGACGGATCTCCTACGTCAAGGCCTACCAGCACATCCACTCCTACTTTCCTGACTTCAGGGACTTCGAGGGGATCCTCGCCGGCGCCATCCGCTCGGGCGTGGTAAAGATGGAGTTCAGCGGCGTCCCGCGCATGGGCCACGACGGGAAGATGGAGCAGGACGCTTGGCTCGTATACGCGGGCGAAATCCGGGAATAATGCCCGGTTAGAATTGCAGGGTGTAATCCACCTGCCACCCCCCGGAAAGGGGGCGGAAGTGCCAGTGTTTGCTAGCCGTGTAGCCCAGAGCAACGCCGGCTGCATCGAAGGCGATGGAGGTCCACTCGCATGAACCCCCGAAGTCGATCTTTTCCTTCTCGCGGGCTAGGCCTACAGCAGCGCCGGCTGCGACACCCATCCACACGTTGCCGGTGGCCTCGGACACCAGATACGTCACGCCTGCGCTGCCGAGAAGGTGGATCGCCTTGTGGTCTCTCCCGATGGGGGTCTTGAGGACCTCCCAGTTGTTAAGGCAAGCCGCGTTGGCGTCGGTGGCTGCGAGCAAGCCCGCCAAAAGAAGGGCTTTCATGCCAGTGTCAGGTTAGCGACGCGAGTCACGCCATCCGTACCTCTGACAGAGATGCGAAGGTTCGTATTACTGGTAAGGTTAAAAGTCATTTGCTGATTAGTCCCAAGGGTTGGAGGAGTGACTTGCACGATCGGCAAAAAATTGCCCACGCTGTCCAAACGCATCCGCTCGATATTGTTCGTACCGAGAATAAGCGACTGAGCCGCACGGTTATACAGATATGCCGTACCATCACTTGCCTGAATTAAGTCAAGTGAAGTAACCGCTGTGGTGTTACCGTTACCGGCAACTTGAATTGCAGCCGTCTGCCCGGCGTCAGCGCGTAGCGAGAATTGGGTGGTAGCTGCGGTCTTGTACACATCCAGTCTTGCTGTCGGCGCGCTCCCGATACCCAGATTCCCACTCGCATCAATTATGGCAGCGTCTGTCGCACCAGAGTTCACGACGAAACGAATCGCCTTCGCGCCGTAAGTGCCGATCACAAGGTCCGTTGACGCTGCTGCGAGGTAGACGTTGCCAGCTTGGCTGAACGATCCGGTGCCCGTGAACCCGGACGAGTTCATTCCGAACTCCCCGTAGTTCGTAGTGGATGTGCCCGCGTCATTTGAGACGTTGATGTTTACGCTTGCCAAGGCCCCGTTCGAGCGGTTCTGGTGTACAACTTGATTGTACGAACTCACTGACGAGACGAACGAAGCCAGGATGTTTGTATCAGCGTAACTGACAGCGGACCCACCAAAACTGTACACTACCCCGGCCGCAGAGAGACCGTTGTAATAAAAGTTGTTGATGTCATTCATCCACGACGAAGGGATCGTGGTGCCCGGAGCAAAGACTGTGGAGGTCATATTAAATCGCCAAGATTAAGCAGTCCGTCGAACCGATGTCGGTCTGCGGCAGCCTGCTGGTTATCGAACAGAATGAAGGGGCAACGGAGCGCGGGGCGCCGGAGATGGCGCAACCTGCCGTGCCGAACCCAGTGATGCTGGAGCGTCCTTCTGAGGTACAGTACCCAGTGACGGGGATCCAGTTATCTGGCTGCGCCCAAGGCACTGAAGGGTTATCCGGCACCGCCTTGACAAAGTCTTGCGGATGCCTCGGCTCCCAGTGCTCCGGGCAGACCCAGTAGCCCTGCCACTGCTTCCGCATCTCGGTAGCTTTGCGTTTGCTCCCGCAGCGGAAGCACTGCGCATTCCAGTCGCCAGATTCCCAAAAATCTGCTTTTCCTTTGCCGGGAATCATGGAATTACCTCTTGACCGGTTGAGCAGCCGCGAGAAGGTCAGTCTTCTGCGCCGACCCAGAAGTGGTGCCGTACCAGTAACCCAGCACCATCATCACGACCGCATCGAGCAGGCCCAGGATTCGGCCGATCACGATGTCGTGGACATTATCTGGCACGCCGTTGAACAAGACATACGCTTCGGTGCCGAGGCCGAGTGCTAGGAGGAGAAGGGAGAGGAAGAACAAAGGGTACTGGATCCCGCCCGCTACATTCGCTTTGCGTGCGCTATCCTGGTTTGCAGCCGCGACCTCAAGCAGTGCTTTCTCGTGATCCGCATTCAGGCGCACAAGGTCTATGTCGAGCGACTTCATCTTCTCCTCATGCTCTTGGTCGGCCTTGCGAACAGCCGCGATGGTGTCGGGCGTCATGCCCGCCTGCGCGACCTTCGTGATCGCGTCGGCACCAGCGCCAGGGCTGAGTCCAAACGCCCCTTCCAATGCCGTCACCGCGGTCCCGGCAAGCGGTCCGCCCAGCATAGTCGCCAGGGTCGGCGCGATCCCCGCCAGCGCAGTTGCGAGATTGAAACTCATTGCCACTCTCCCGTCTCAATCTGCCGCGCCAGCATCCGCGCCCGTCCCGGCGTCTGTTTAGCCCACGTACTCGCCAGCATTTCGCCCGCGGCCTGCGGCCAGTGCTCGTCTCGGATATGCCCGAGCGTGAGCTTGAACTCGAGCAGCCCAGCCACGCCCATCTGAAACGCCATGCTCACCAGCACGCCTTGACGGGCTGCGTCCAAGCGGTCAAACCAAGACAGCGCTTTCCGCACACCATCCTCTGCTTCCTTGATCCGGCTCGCCAAGATGTAGTCAATTTCATGATCGCGGAGACCGCCGCCATCACGCTGATCAATCATGGTGCCCACGCCAATCGTCCAGAGACCTTCCGAGTCCAGATACGCGTGTTTCACGCGACCCTCATCTCGTTCCAGCATTTTTGCGATGTCCATACAGTCCTTTCAACGAAGTTCAGGAGCTTCTTGATACCGGAGACGTTCTTCCATCCAGGCAGCTTTGCAGTGCCCACCTTCGATCTTCTGCCAAGCGAACATCCAGTCGAAGATTGGCCGAAAGAAGCGGCCCCACCTCGTGCCTTTCTGGTCCATCCGGTAAGCGTAACTTGAAAGGGTTTCATCCGGATACCCTCCGATGATCGTCGTCCCGAGCTGATCTATTGCGATCAGCAAGTGGAGGAAGTAAACCCGGAGCACTTTCAAAAGATCACTCATATTTCATCCCCTTTGCGTAGCCCCATTTCTGGAGATCTTTCAACCCATCTTCGAGCCGACAACCAATATCAGTCCGGAACATCCGGTTCGACGGCCAGTTTATTTCCCACGCCGTCTTGTACACCGACTCCCGCGCCGCCTCGACCGTCTCTCCCAGGCCTGTCGCAATCAGGACATAATCGCCTGCTGTACAGATCGTACGTTCCGTCTTTACCGAGTCGCCAGACATGACGGGCGCAGAGCATTCCATCACGGATGAAAGCCAGAGGGACTTCTCGTTCTTGGAGGACACCCCCGTTATCGGAAATCCAACCGTCTTCTCCGGCCCGAAGTTCCCGTAAGGGAAATCCCCGTGTGACATAACCACGCCGACACAGATCTCCTTTTTGCATTTGAGCCGATCCTTTCCCTCGAGGAGGGCAGACATCCAATCAAGCGGGTCACCCTCGTGCAGCGCCATGCAGAGGTTGAAGTGAGGCCAGCCGAAGCGCATGGTGAACTCGAGAGGCCAGGGCGTGCCGTCCTCCCCGATCATGCAGTTCATATCGACGTAGCCAACGTAGCCGAGCTTCTCCAAGGCATCCGTGCACGGCTTCAAGACGTCGTCGAAGAGTTTGGAGCGCTTGGTATAGCGCATCACAGTCCCCATCTCGCCCGTGTTCACGCCAAGCCCTTCGTTCATGAGGCGCTTTTCTTCCCAGTTCTCGTTGAGCTGCTCGCACCAGCCGCCCGGACCGAACCATCCGCCCACGGCCATCTCGGCGCCCTTGATCGCTTTCTGCAGGAGCAACTTTCCCTTCAGCGGTCCGTTCTGCTTCCATCGCTCGAGCTTGAAGACCATATCCGCGGGGGATTTGCTCACATAGCTCAGCGATTTGTCCGGATTCCCTCCCCACGGTTTGGAGACAAAAGTCTCTCGTGTCTTCTTAACATGCGATATAGCAGCGTCATAATTGGTGAAGACCTCAAAGGGCAAGGTCTCAATGCCACACTCCTCCAGCAGATCAATTCCCACCTCGCGGTCCAGTTCCAGCTGCGCCGCCTTTTCATTACAGCCAAAAATCGGATAGCCCTTGGTGAAGTAGGGCCGTAGATCTGCGCCATATTTCGAGTTATCCGTGACCACAATGATGTCGGCGGAGTGGATGTGCGGCTCCCACTTCCGAACGGAGTTGATGAGACCCTCGCCGATCGGAGACGGATCCCCCGTGCCCTTCTCGAGGGGCTGCCAGAGCTTCACATCGTGGCCGTGATCTTGGGCGTGGAGCGAGAAGGGCAACCCGCAGTGATCGAAGTCGAGGACGAGGACTTTCATTTGTGCTCCATCAGTTGTTGCAACCGCTTGCGGCGTTTCTCTTCTTCTTTCTGCTCGGGGGTCTGCCCGTAGATTGGGAAGCCTGCGAAGCCGGACAGACCGCCCGCCCAGGACCCGGTGTTCGTGGACTGCTGGGAGGCGATCGGAGTCACCGCTTTCATTGCGTGCTCGACATGACTATCCTTCATCGCAGGTCCCGCGACAATTTGCCCTTGCTTGTTCTTGTACGGGGAGAGGTACTCCGTGCCGAGGGCCTGATTCGCCAGCTCCTTGATCGGTGTGGAGAGCTTGTTCATCGCTTGCTGCGTCGGGTGCGTCATCCAGTGGTAAGGTTCCATCATGTGCTTGGAGAACTGCATCGTGCGGCCATCTCCGAGTTCGAGGCGGGTCCAATCCTTGTTATCCCAAAGGTGATGTCCACTCATCGCGTAGTTGAGGCCATCCCCTGCCATCGCGTAGAAGAATGCCGAGCGGAGAATGTACTGGCGGTGCAGGTCGGCGAGTTCGCGCGGCGACACGAGACCCTTGAGATTCGACCCTTCCCCGAACGCACCGAGGAAGGCTCTCGTGGTACTGATCGTCCAATCGGGTGCGAACATGAGCAACTGCATCCCGCGCCGACCGTTCGGGCTAAGCGTATTCTCCGCGAGATCCCGCGCCCACTTCGTCTTCGCAGACTCGGCAATGCGGCGCCAGTTCAGCCCGCCGAACGCATCATTCGAGAAGCTTGCCGCGATGTGAGCGATCTCTGCTTCGCTCAAGAGCTTCACGCGGCCAGGCGCTTTCTCGTGCGCCTTCACATTGTTCTCTTTGATCGTGTTGAACTTCTCATCGAACACAGCAAGCTTGAGGCCGGTGTGCAGTCGCGCCCACATCAAGTTGTCAAAGACCTGGTTCACCTTGATCAGGCGCCCCATCGTTTGCTTGCCGAGCCCAGGCACCGACTTATCGAGGAGGGTCGCCGCATCCTGCATCGCGGCGTAGAATGTCCCACCTCCGACATCTCCCATGTTCGCTGGATGCTGTTCCATGGAGAACTCGAGGCCGCCTTTCATCGCACGCTCAATAACGCCGGACTGGCCGCCGTGCTTGAGTTCCTCGAGGTGGGAGAGGGTGCCGCGGAGGGCGAGCCCGCCAGTCTTCCCTACGGCCGCGAACATACCGGCACCAGCGCCGAGCTGTCCCCCCAGGACCGGGTCGCCTCCGGCAAGCCCTGCCGCGGCACCAATGGCAGCTCCACCGATGAGGTATTTCTTATTTAGGTTCGCCGCACCGACGGCAGCATCGAGGAGGGACTTCGCATGGAAGAGCGACGTCATCACGGCGATCCGCTTGGTAGTCGCGTTCACTGTTTCAATTGCCCGCATCAGCCCTTCGGGCGTCCGCGCCTCGAACATGAACTTGAGCGAGCCGACGATGTCTGGGTGCACCGCCTTCCCGCGCAAGACGCCCCGATCGATCGTGATGTAAGACCTCGGCGCCTTCGCTTCCGGCATGATGTAGAAGGCATCCTTCGAAAGAGGTATCGCCTTCTCCCCGAGCGCCCGGATCATGTTGCGATCAGCAATTGCCTTCCCCATCGAGTGCGCATACATCTGCAGCATCTCTACCGGGTTCTCGGTGACGGGAGTGTAGCCCGCCTTCTTCGCGTCCTCGAGGGTGAGGTACTTCCGCTCTTTGCCGAAAGGGTTGCCACCATTCTTCCCAGTCTTCTCGAAGAGCTGAGCGAGCTTGAATTCGGAGTTCTTCGGGTCGAGGTCCAAAAGGCGGGCGAGATAGTTCTCCCGACCTTCCTTGTAGATCCCGGCAGCCTTTGCCGCCTCGTCCATCTTGTTGTAGTATGAACGGAGATCGCGGGCAACTTCTTGCTGCACAGAGGATAGCCGCCCAACCGTGCCTGCCTCGACGGCACGCCAGACCTCGGCGAGCTTGGCGGGATCCGGCAGCTTGTCCAGGATCGCATTGCCAAGACGGTACGCATCGACGTTGAACGCTTGCGCGACGTAGTCCCGAGCATTCGCTTCCTCCCCAATCCGGAGCCGCGTGTCCTTCGTGAGGTTCTTCACCGCGGCGATCGTCAGCAAGCCGGTCCGCTTGGCGTGCAGCAGCCCAGCACCCGCGGTCGCTCCAAGGATTGCTCCCATGATTGGGGAGTCCTTGTTCAGGTTCATCCCCACCACTGCGCCAAGCCCGACGGCGGCGAGGCCAGCCATCATCTTGGTGTCGGCGCCACCGAACATTTGGGTGCGCGGACCAGCCTTGAGCTTGGGAGAGCCGCCCGTAGGGACTTCAATCCAGGTGTGGCCGGCGGAGTCGGTGTGGGGCTTGCCGCCGAGCTGGTTCAGGAACTTCTCAACATCCTTCTTGTAGCGGTCGTAGATTCCTTGATGCTCGGGGCGGAAACGAGTTTGTTCTCCCCAGTTAGTGCTTGTGCGATCAAATTGTGCCTGCGATTCGCGCAGTGTTTCTTGCGCATAAGAGATTTCCGCATCAATATGCTTGATGACACGAGCGTAGGCTTCGGGGTCTGCTATTTTCAATGCGCTGTAGTAAGCATCCTTTGGGGCCTCTCCACGCTTCATGGTTTCGAGGGTTTCGACATTTGTCTTTGCGCTTGCCAGGCGTTCGTGTGCACCAGCTAGTTGAGTACGTCGGGCTTCGCCACTGTCCGGCCACCCCTCCACTTTCGCCACGGTGTCTGCAGTTGCAAACCGCACTACACTTTTTGGTCGGGCACCAGTTTGGCCTTTCCATACATCGGCGTCGCCTTGCTCGTAATGACGATCTGCCTGTTCAACGGCTCGTGCCGAATCTGCCAGCTCTTCGCGCACCAGACGCTTGTACCAGTTCTTTAGCAGCGGGCCGACCTGCGAGCTGACGGACCCCATCTCGAGTTTAGTTCTGTGCTCTTGTTCGAGAACTTGAAGGCCGCGCGCGTAGTCTTTAATCGCCGCATTCACCTCCGTCAGGATCCCACTATCTCCAGTATCTGCGGCATGGAGAGCGTCTTGCAGAGCCTGTTCCGGGTAGTTTCTATCCGTCGTGACGTGGGAGTAGTCTACCGACTTACGTTGAGTCCTGGCAATGTTCTCCTGTATCTTGCTGCCCAAGATCATCTGGACGTCGGGGTTGTAGTTCTCGAGCTTGGCAAGAAGTTTCCGCACACCACCTTCATAGCCATAAGTGAAGGGCGTGAGGTACGAGTCTTGAAAACCCAAAACAACCTCCATCTGCTGAGTGACGTTACTCAGCGCATCCCGAAGACCCCCACGCTCTTCTTCCGTCAGAACCTTCCCAGCCTTCTGCGCCAGATCGCTTTGGATCTCCACCACATGCTTGACGCCGCCCTCTTCGAACGACCTGGTGTGGGCGAAGTAGTTCGGATCAGAAAAGTGATTCGCCGTTGACATCGTCATGTGCTCGGGGAGCTGCCAGACTGATGTCGTTGCTTTCGGCACACCACTTTCAGGCGGGGGGACAACCCCAAGCCGTTCTTGCGTTTCGCGCAGCGCTGTAGCTGCTTGCCGTGCGTTGTGCGGCCAGTCATCAAAGCTGGCCTCAGGCCCCGCGGCTGCGCGTTGCTGGTACACAGGAAGTTCGGCTTCCGCTTCAGCGCGCTCGGCGCGTGTCAGTTCGGGCACCCACTCATTTGGATCTGCGATGCTGCGATCAATTGCATCAAGGCCGTAGTCGGCAAAATGATCCGTCGGCGCCTTCTTCAGCTCCCAGTCCCCCGTCTCGATCTTGATCCCCATCATCAGATCTTTTGCGCTGATGTCCTTCGCCGCAGGGTCCCCAAGATTCATCGCATTCGTGATGACATCTCGCTCGGCCTGGGTGACCTCTTGCCGTTTGAGCAGCTGGTTGATCGAGTCCTTCGAGAAGGAGTATTTGTTCTGCGGCAGCATCTCCAACGTGTTCAGCGTGTACGCGGACTCATCGAGGAAGGTCTTGAGGGGCGCGGCATCCCCGTGTTCGGCGATCCGCTCAAGCGTCAAGCCGCTGCCCTTGCCCATTAGGACTGCGCCGCCGAGCATCGCAGCGGAAGCAAGATCCTTCTTATCCCCATCCGAGTAGGCCACCGCAAGTCCGAGCCCCGTGGCAGCAACCGCAGCTGGCAGCAGGTATGGCCCCGCCTTCATTTCTCCTCGAGTAGCCACTCCCCGCTCAGCGGAAGGTGCTGCCACTTTCCCTTCCACGAGGGGTTGGCCCGGCTCCGGCTTCGGCCCGACAACATCGTCTGGCCCGAACTGAAGCACGGTCCCGAGCCGCGACTCCTTCACCATGCCCCGGCGCTCCCGGAGAGCCTCCATCTCCTGCGCCAGCATCCCGGTGCCATCACGCTTGATTGCGCCTTCAACTTCTTTCTTCGACGCACCCTTCTGCATCAAGTCGTAAGCGCGCTGCTGGGCATTGAGTCGCGCATCCTCCGCACTCAGCGTACGTTCCGACGCCGACGCCACCTTGTCATCAATCCGCTTCTGCAACCACTCACCGTGATCGATAGGGTCTGCTTGGGGATTTGTCCGCGCATCATGAGGGTTTGGTGGATCCAGTTTTCCCTTGTACGGCTCTTTGAACTGCCCCTCCGGCGGCTTCGGCTCGAGGGCCCCTTTGACCTGCCCTTTAACCCCTTTCGTCCCGAGCGCAAACATCAGCCCATTGGCGATCATCTCCGTGTCCGCCTGTGTGACCTTACCCTTCGTCGCCTTCTCCACCGCAGCGCCGCCCTGGGAGATCAGGCCCATCGCCTTGCCCATGATGTCTTCAACATTCGAGCCGGACGAATCCAACCCGACCGCTTTCAGAAGAGTCTGCAGTGGTTGTGTGAAACCTTCGGGCACGGACTCCCGCGCCGCGACTCCGTACGCATCGGTGCCTTTGCGGTCTTGCCCCGAGAGGGCGCCGTGAATCCGGCCAGCAGCTTCTGCGCCAACCTGCAGCCCCATGCCGGGAATCCCAAGGATCATGTCTGCGACAGCCGGGATATCCTTCAGCGCCTTCATGGCGTAGGTGCCGGCAGAGGGGGTCTTGGTCGGCGTGCCCGGGGATGATTCGGGCATTGTACCCCCCGAATAATCATTCCAGGGGCCTTTCGCCTCCGGCGTCTTCGGGGATGCCGGTGCTCCTGGCGCTGCGTAGTCTTCCCAAGGGCCGCTCATTCCTGCGCTCCGTCATCGGCAGATTCCCAGCTCGACTGCTTTCCCGGATCACCGCCCTTGTACCGGTAGCCCTTCACCACCTCCCCAACCTTCGGCGCACCCTTTGCTCCGGCCGCTTTCGCCGCGGAAGAAGTGTACTTCGCCTTCCCCTTGAACACATCCTGCACCGACTGCGGGAGGTTCCCAAGTCCAGGCACCGACGACTTTGGATTACTCCATTTGCCCGCATTGCTTGCCACAGCTTTTGCCACGGCATCCTTATACGAGCCGCCATCCTTGAGCTGCATATCCTTCGCGTCCGCCGCGAGTTCTTTCGCCGCCTCGTCCAGATCTTTTGCGTCGGCTGTCGGGTGGAGTTCTTTGAGCGTTGCGAAGGCCCCGTCGACTTCAAACTTCTTCGGCGTCGCAATCTTGCCGGCACCAGCCTTAGCACCGGCGACTTGCCGCTTTTCCCTCGCGTCGATCCGAGCGGCAGCTTCGGCTTCCCGCGCCTTTTCTTGGGCAACCCTTTGCCGCTCCATCTCCCGGTTATGCCGTTCTCTTTCCGCGAGGACCGCTTCCTGGATCGCCTTCGCTTGGGCCTTGTGCGCCGAGTCAAACGTCTTGGCAAACTCCGGACTCCAGGGGATGTTGTTCTCCCGCGCATACTTGTGCGCCGGGTGCTCTTGCCCCGTGGCCGCTTGGTACATCGAGTTCCCGATCTCGAACCCATCCTTCGAGGCGACCATGAACGGCGTCACTTCGATGCTGGTCTTGAGCTGCTTGTCCGCTTCGGTTGCTTGCTTCAGCGCCACATCTGC